TTGCTGTTATGTGGTAAACCATTGATTTTGCTGAAGAATTAGCGCTACTTGACAGTGTAAAGATACGCATCACAGACGTGTGTGCGCCAAATCCGAAAACCTAAGCGGGTAATCCGAAAGAGGCCGTTCCGGCTTCTAAATCCCCGAAATTGATCTAAAAATCCCCACAAAATCAGAGGGTTGATATGGCCAAGCCCGGGACCAAGGAAGCGGCTTTGAAAGGGTCCGAAGCGGTCCGTATTCCGGGTCAGCGCATGGCCGCGCCGGGCGATCTGGAACCGGGCGCGGCGGTATTCTGGGAGGCGATCGTTATCCGGCTACCGGAGGACTTTTTTACGTCCGAAACGGTCCCAATCCTGAAAGCCTACTGTCGGCATAGCGATTATTGCGACTATTTCGCCCGGCAGATTGCCGAGGTGCGCACCGCGATCGAAGCGCTGGAAGACGCGATCTCGCAGGGCCGCACCGGCATCCGCAAGATTGGCAAGCTGCGTCAGACCCTGCACGAGCTGCACAAGCTGCACGCCCATGAATCCAGCCACGCGATTTCGTGCGCGACGCGATTGCGGCTTACCAATCAGTCGCGGTTCGTCCCGGAGAGCGCACGCGCCAAGGCGACGCAGGCGGCGGCCAGCACATCCGCGCCGCCGCCGTGGCACGATTGGGGCGTGCACGCCAGCGGCAGCGAGAACTGATTCGTGGTCAAGCGCATCGAAAAATTTCGCGGCTACAAGCCGGGCTATGAACCTACCAAGCATGGCGTGCCCAAGTCGAAGACGCTTGCTGCGAAGAAACCGAAGCCGAAGCCGAAGCCCGAGCAAGTGCCGTTGCCACCGAGGCCGCAACCACCACCGTCGCCACTCCCGGCCGCCGTGCGCGGACGTAGCGACAAGCCGACCGGCAACGACATCATTCGCTGGATCGAGAAGAAATGCTACGTGCCGGAAGGCAAGTTGCTCGGCCAATCGTTTCAGCTCGATGACTGGCAGCAGCGTGAAATCCATCGCATCTACGACAATGCGCATGGCACGCGCCGCGCGATCCTGAGCTTCGCACGCAAGAACGGCAAGACCGCATTCGCCAGCGTGCTGCTGCTGGTGCATCTGTGCGGACCGATGGCGCGGCCGAACAGCCAGCTCTATTCCAGCGGGCAATCGCGTGAGCAGGCCGCGCTGATCTTCTCGCTCGCTGCCAAGATCGTGCGGATGTCGCCCGCGCTGCGCGACAACGTCACGATCAAGGAAAGCAGCAAGGTGCTGGAGTGCTATGAACTCGGCACCAAGTATCGCGCGTTGTCCGCCGAAGCCTCGACGGCCTTTGGCCTGTCGCCTGTGTTCATCGTGCATGACGAGCTGGGACAGGTCAGAGGGCCACGTTCGACGTTGTACGAAGCGCTGGAAACTGCGACCGGCGCGCAGGAAGCACCGCTCAGTGTCATCATCTCGACGCAGGCCCCCGCCGATACCGACCTGCTGTCGGTTTTGATCGACGACGCGCTGAGCGGCGCTGACCCACGCGTGGTCTGCCGCTTGTACACCGCGCCGATCACCGACGACCCGTTCGACGACGCCACCATCGCGAAAGCCAATCCGGCGCTCGGCACCTTCCTCAACCCGGTCGAGGTGCGGGCGATGGCGGAAGACGCGCGGCGCATGCCGTCGCGCGAAGCCGAATTTCGCAACCTGATTCTGAATCAGCGCGTCGAGGCGCTGTCACAATTCGTCGCGCCTGCGGTGTGGGCCAAGTGCGGCACGCCCGTGCTTGATCTGACGCTGTGCAAGGAAGTCTATGGCGGGCTCGATCTCTCCGAGGCCAACGATCTCACGGCGATGGTGCTGATCGGCAAGATCGGCGACGTCTGGCACGTGCGGCCGTGGTTCTGGTTGCCCGGCGACAATCTCGCCGATCGCGCCCGCACCGATCACGTGCCGTATGACCAGTGGCACAGCCAAGGCTTCATCGAGACGGTGGAAGGCTCGTCGATCGGCTATGACGTCGTCGCGCCGCGCGTGCTGGAAATCCTGCGCGCACACAAGCTGCGCAAGATGGCGTTCGACCGTTGGAATTTCAAACACTTCAGGCCGTGGCTGCTCGCAGGCGGCATTCCGGAGCGCGTCATCGACGAGCAATGGGTGGAGTTCGGACAGGGCACGGCGTCGATGAGTCCAGCTCTTCGTGAATTGGAAGGCCGCATTCTCAATCGCGAGATCGCGCACGGCAACAACCCGGTGCTCAATATGTGCATGACCAATGCCGTGGTGGTCGAGGGTAAGGACAGCGTGCGCGACGTCGGCAAGGATTCTTCCAATCGCAAGCTGTCGAAGAAACGTTCGACCGGCCGCATCGACGGCGCAGTAGCTTTAGCGATGGCGATGGGCGTCGCACCATTGGCCAAGCCGAAGATCGACATCAGCGCGCTGATCGGATGAGCAAAAAGCCGTGGGGCTGGTACACCCGCTATCGTCAGCACAAGCAAGACGAGCCGCTGTACATTCCCGATTTTCTGACATGGTGGAGATCGCAACATGAACGTGATTGCGGGAGTCGAGCAGGGCAAGAACTTCAAGAAAGCACCGCTGCCGTTGCCGCAGGGCAATTGCTTCGTGCGGATGCTGACGGCAAAAGCGATTAGCCGCCTGTCGGGCGTATCGCCGCAAGTCGTGGCGCGCTGGATGTGGCCGAGCGACAAGATCACCAACGAGCTGCTGGAGCAGCGCGCGGCGAGCGCGCCCGCGATGACGACGGTGGCGGGCTGGGCCGCCGAGCTGGCGCAGCGCCGGGTCTACGACGCCGTCGAGGCGCTTGGTCCGGCGTCGGCTGGCCGCGAAGTGCTCAGGAATTCGCTGGTGCTGAGCTTCGACGGCGCGGCGCAGATCAGCGTGCCGGGGTTCGTCGCGTCGGGTGTCAATGCGGGCTTCGTTGCCGAAGGCGATCCGATTCCGGTGCGGCAGCTCGCCGACACGGCGGCGCTGCTGCAGGCGTACAAGATGGCGTCGATCGCGGTGTTGACGCGCGAGATGATGGAATCGTCGAACGCCGAAGCGTTGATCGGCGATGCGTTGATTCGGTCTGCGGGCATTGCGCTCGATACCGTGCTGTTCGATTCCAATCCGGCGACGGCGGCGCGGCCAGCGGGCTTGCGCAACGGCATCGCGGCGACGACGGCCAGCGCCAATGCGGATTTCATCGAGGCATTCGCCGAAGACATTACCTCGCTGGTCAACGCCACCAGTGCAGTCGGCGGCAATGGGCCATACATTATCGTGGCGTCGCCCGGTCGCGCCGCCGCGATGGCGCTGCGCTTCATCGAGGAAGCCAAGAATCTCATCGTGCTGGGATCGAGCGCAGTCGGCAACGACGTCGTCGTGATCGCGGTTGGCGCGCTGGTGGCGGCGATCGAACCCGATCCGAACATCGAAACCGCGACGGCTTCGACCTTGCACATGGACACCGCGCCGCAGCCAATCGGGTCGGTCGGACCGGAAAAATCGATGTACCAGACTGATTCGCTGGCGCTCAAGGTACGCTGGCCGATGTCGTGGGCGTTGCGTGATCCCAGAGGTGTGGCATGGCTGACACCGGCGTGGAAGTAAACAAACAATCTTATGCGCAGTTCGAACAGGAGCTGCCGCCGATCCTCGTGGTCGAGACCACCGCGCATGGCTGGCGCGGCCTGACCATGGACGGCATCGTCTTCAACGTCGAATCGTCGGGCGGGCACGTCATCGACATTCCCTATGGCGGGCATGTCTCGGTAACGCGCAACGGCGCGCATGTCGGTTATCGCACGGTGCCGCGACAAGCGACGCCCGGCGTCATCGATCGTTATCTGCGCTGCGTCGAGATCGCGGGCAAGGCGATGAAGGCCGAGCATCCCGACAACGCGTTAGCGATGATCGAGACCGCGATGTCGTTCGTGCCGACCTTGGCGACGCAGTACAGTCGCGGCATCATCCTGCTGGAGATGGGGCACTGGCAGGAAGGTCTCGCCGAGTACACGCAGGCGATGGAATATCCCGGCTCGTCATTCGCGCGTCCGCAATATCGCGAATGCGTCGCGGCCGGGCTGCCGCGCTGGCGCGGCGAAGACATCCACGGCAAACGCCTGTTATTGATTCACGATCACGGCTTCGGCGATTCGATCATGATGCTGCGCTATGTGCCGATCCTGCGCGCGATGGGCGCGGAGGTGCTGTTGCGGGTGCCGCGCGAGCTGGAGCGCTTGGCGTCGCAATGCGCGCCAGTCGTGAACGAGCTGATCGACGTGGATTATTTCTGCCCGCTGCTGTTTCTGCTGGAGGTGCTGCGGCAGTCGCCGTCATCGATGCTGTCGATGCCATCCTATCTCAAGGTCGATCGATCGCTGCTGTCGTTGTGGAAAGAGCGATTGCACGACAAGGGCACGATGGTCGGCGTTGCATGGTCGCCCGGCGTCGTGCACGAGAACGACTATCCGCGTGATATTCCGCTCGCCAAGCTTGTCGAGGCATTGTCCGGCGTTGCTCTGGTCAGCCTGCAGCGACAAGGCGGGGTTGAAGCCGATCAGGCCGGGGTCTTGCGCAGTGCCTTCGAGGATTTTGCCGATTGCGCGGCGTTGATGTCGTGTTGCGACGAGGTCGTGACGATCGACACCGCCGCCGTGCATCTCGCCGGAGCGATCGGACATCCCAACGTCAAGCTGCTGCTCAGCCATTGGGCGAGCTGGCGCTGGCTCGCGCCGCTGTATCCGAGCGTTCGCATCTGCCGACAGGACAAGCCCGACGATTGGGATAGCGCGCTGTTGAAAATGCGCAACTGAAGGAGACGAGCCATGACTTTTGCGATCGTCAACGGGCCGACCATTGCCGCGAATGAATCGCTGTCCGATGGAGCGAACTGTTCGGCCGGGCACATTCTCCGCATCACCGTGCCGCAGGAATTCACTGGATCGAGTCTGACGTTTCAGGTCTCGACCGATGGCAAATTCTACAACGATCTGTATGACGCCAAAGGCAACGAAATCGCAGTCACGGCCAATCCTGATTCGTCGATCGTTCTGGTCGAACCGTGGGTGCGATTGATTCCGTACATCAAGTTTCGCTCAGGGACACGCGATGCGCCGGTCGAACAGGCGCAGGATTGCAAATTCGGTATCGCACTCGACACGTGAGGGCGATCTTATGCTGTACGCGCCTGAGAAAGTCACATGGTACATCGATCGCTATGACGTCTTGAAGCACGCGGCGGCGATTGCGCCGGAGCGTGGGCTGGTGCTGGAGTTCGGTGTCGCGACCGGCGACACGATTCGCTGTCTGGCCGAAAGCGCGCCGCTGCGTGATCGATTGATCCACGGTTTCGATTCGTTCTTGGGTTTGCCAGAGC